ATTTGTTTGTAATTGTATTCCATCAATCTCTACTAAAGTTAAAGCTCCTACTTCTACTGGCCCAATTGATGATTGAATAAGGTTTGTAGATGCATCAATAATAACGTCTTGTGCTCCAACTGCTTCTCCTTGTGATGTTTGTAATAAATTAGTAAACACCGCGACTTGACCATCTGCCGTAGTTTCGTGTGCATCGCCTATAGTTGATTGTAAAGGCAACCCTGCAGGCTCTGCCGTAAAATTAGTAAAGGCTTCTTCTTCTCCAATATTTGATTGTAAACTTAACGATCCTAGTTCAACAGAGAATCCTACGTTCCATGCACCATTACCCCATTCTAATCGACCCCAACCAGTATTAACTTCTGCATCAATAGATACACCAGGACTTGTCGTTTGTAATTGTATTCCATCAGCTTGAAGAGTGCCTGCAATACCCCAACCTTCAGCATTATTCCAAGTTTTTCTACCCCAACCTGCATTTATTTCGCCTTCAATGCCTTCCTCACCAATATTAGTTTGAAGTTGTTGTCCAGTTGCACCTATCAGTACGTTTTGAAGATCACCCCAACCTCCGTTAGAACTATTCCATACTTGTCCACCCCAACCAAATTCAGGAAAAGCGGCCACTTGATCTATTGATGATTGTAATTCAGAACCTGTTACTGCAACGTCTGTCTCATTAACTTCACCCCAGTTACCATGTGACCAAGTATTTCCTCCCCAACCTCTGTCTGCAAATTCGTCAGAATCACCTAGAGATGAATTTAATTGTAAACCTGTAATATCTAAATCAACATCAGTTTGATCACTCCATTGACCAGCATTCCAAGATAAAGCTCCCCATGTTGATTGAGTGATATCCATTATTCCACCCATACCTATTCCATGCACATAACATAGATAGAAAAAATCAGTTTCAGAGCTTGGAGTAATTTCTACGTATCTAGTTGATGCAGCGTTAAATGAAGTTGTATTTGTGTAACTAGATTGGTTGCTAGCACCATCAAGATAGTAAGTAACACCTGATGAAATTATTCCACTGGTGCTTGTATTTGTACTAAATATTAACGGGTGACCATCGTTAGTGCCTTCACTCTGATCAAATCTTAGAGTTGCACCGTTTACCCAAGAGACTGTTCCTGGTCCGGTAGAATTTCTAGCACCATCTAAATAAAAGACATTGCCAGTGCCTCCTCCGTAGAGGCTGCCCGATGCTACGGTTACGGTGTAAGTTTGTATGGCCATGACACCGGGCTCCTAATTATGCGATTCTGATTATAGCTTGTGTGTTGTTTGGGTTAGGAAACTGAATCGTAAAAGTTCCTGACGTAGCAGTTTTATCACCGCCAAAGTCCAATACACAAACAGATTTGTTACTGTTTGAAGTGTTATAAATTAAAGCTCCTCTAGCTGTTAATGTTACACCTGTAAAAGATAAGTCTGAAAAATCTACGAATGCTACTGTTCCCTGTGTTGAAACAAGAGCGTTAACCAAAAGACCTCCACCTTGCGTATATTGACCAGTGTTAGCAACTTGGTTTCCTGTGCTGTCACCTGGATAAGTCGCTGTATCTGCTCCAATAGATGCTTGTGAAGTGTACAATGCTAATTTAAATTTATCACCTGTTGTAGGTGTGAAATCATGAACTGCTTCAAGAATTTCTTCTTTGAATGAGTTCGTAATTGCGTTTGTTGTTATTGCCATTTTTTTCTCCTATAATTTTATGGTGACGGTGAATCGATTTTAACTCTCGGTACACCATCGGTATATTGGCCTCTACGTCTAGAACCCATTTGTTCTAATGCAAAAGCTTCTAATGCTTTATCATACCTTGTTTTGTATAGGTTGTACATATCTTGAGGACCTTTTAAATAAGAAAAACACTCTACTAATACTCCATATAAAAGCAGATTTTGATGTTGATCAGACAACATTGTCGCCGTGCTGCTGTCAAAATGAGGAGCATTTTTAATATACTGAATTTGTATTGGAAAAGCCTGTGATGGTGTAGGTGCTAAAATTATATTTTTATCATTATACATCGCATAGTATTTTGGTTGTCCATTAGCATCTGTAGGGTTAAATTCAGCAATAAAAGTTTGATCTCTTTTTTGAAGAAATATTTCTACTCCTCCATCAGTAATTTTTACTGCTCTCAAATATTTTAAATCACCGGGTAAGCTTACAGCTCTATTACTCGTTGTGCATGTAGAGTTAGAAAATTTTCGCAAATCATCATAATCTACCTTACTGGCTATATCTAATTCTGTGTTTGTTATAAATTGATCTATTAATGCATCTGTTAATACATTACTATCCACTTCAGTATAGTTTCTTACCTGTGTTAAAAAATTTGAATGTGTAATAGCCATTATGATATCTCCACAGTTACAGGATTAACTAAACACGTTACTTGTCTTCTTCTGTTTTGTAACGATGGATCTCTTGGCTCCATACTTTGTTGACTGGTATCTAAACCATTTGTGTTTATTTCAGTCTGAAATGTTTGAAAAGCAAAATCACCAGGTAATGTTAAATTTGCAACACCAACAGATGCTCCTCCTGAGTCCGCCACAGTGCTATCGTTTTCTGCAACAGTTTTAGGTTGTTGAAATTTCATGTTTCTAGGATTCTGCAAAGCAATAGCATCACTTACTGCGTATCTTCTTCGTATTTGAGGTTGTTTTGATTCATATTCAGAATTATGTACTAAAGATCCATTCCATTCTTTGACCATTTCGTCATATGGAAAAGCCATACCAGATCTATCTGATATTGCTAAAGATCTTTTACCTGATGCATATTTTGCCATAATTATAACCCGTTAGGATAAAAAGATTGAGGTGTAATAAATGTAGAAGTTCTTTGACCATCCTCATCTAATGCTCTTTTTAACTCATCCTCATATATTAATTTATTTTGTTGTACTAAATTTGGATTTTTTTTCATAGCTAGATAGTAAGCCAACCCTGAACACATACAAGGTAAAAACCTATAAGCAACATCTGCTTGATTTGTATATGATCCAGCATCTTCTATTCTTTTAACTATATAATATTTTAAAGTTGTATATGTGTTTAAATCTGGTGCTTGATATAAAAATATTTTTGGTGTTGTTTCTCTTTGCACATAATATTGAGAAGGTTGTCCTGTAGCTAGCTTATTAGGTAGAGCTGCATAAGTAGATCTATCTATTTTTGTTAATGAAACATCTTGAGTATTTGAAGTGTCAGAAGCTCCAGCTGTTGAAGAAACAAAAGCCTCTAAAACATCACTTGTTTGTGAGGGTGCAGTATACTCAGCTTGACCAGATACTAAAGCATTTTCAACTAATGCAACTTTCCAAAGATGAACACCTCGATTACCCCACTCGGAAAACAATAAATTTAAACTTCTTCTTGCAGATCTTAAATCGTAACCTGAATTAGTTTGAATTGCACATCTTTCATATGCTTCTTCAATAATATCATCAATGTTTAAATCAAATTCTGTTGTTCCTGATGTCGCCATTAAATCACTCCTTTATAGTAATCTACCATACCACCTAAACTTTTTTTAGCAAAAGTTTTTACATTAGTTGGTTTAGGTCCCACATTGGCAGCAGCCCGTTTCCTGGCAACGGCAGATTTTCTTTGACCCTCTGACATTCTTCTCGCTTTCGCTAGAGGCACGCATTTTGGATATTTCCGTTTGGCATCCTTTAATTGTTTTGATCTCCCACATTTTGCGAAAGATCCATCTTTTCGCTTGCTTCCAATATCTACCCAATTTTGTCTGAACCATTCTTTAAGTCCTCCTTTTTTCATTCCTGCAGGAACACAGTTAGGTACTAATTTTCCACCTTTTTTCTTCATACCTTTTTGTTCATAACCTACCCAGCAAGAACCTCTCGCCATTAGATCATCCCTTTGTAATATTTCTCGTAAGATTTATTAGAAATTTTTTTTCCGTCTATTTCACTTTTAATGTAAGAGCCCATGTAAGCTCCTTCATTTGCTTTAATTGTTTTTAAAGTTTTTGCTTGGCCTAAATGTAATTTAGAAGCTTTTTGTAAACCTTTTACAACTTTGTTAATTTTTGCCATATTACTTGATTTAGCACCACCGCCTTTGTTTAACGAAATTAAAACTGGTTTTCTACCAATCATTCCACGAGGACGATCATATGTTACACCTTTATTAGGATCATTTTTTTGTTTTAATTTTTTTCTGTTAGACATTTCTTTATTTTTCATCATCGCGCCTTTATTAAATTTACTAATTCCGGCATAACCTTTTTTGCTTTTTTTTCTTGATTCAACTGCTCTTATAGAATCTTTAACATTTTGTTTTTGACCTGCATCTACACCACCACCTTTATTCATTGGTTTAGGTCCTCTAAAATCTTTTCTCTTTACACCAGATGGATCTTTAATTTTACCTGCACAAATTTTACTAGCGTATGCATTCGCGTAAGCTGACGGGTATACCTTAAATTTTCGTTTCGCTGCAGCTTTTCCTCTCGGACATAATTTAGTCATTTTGTTCTCCTTTTTTAGTGGCCACCTTGAGAGATATTTTCTCCTTTTTGCGGTTGTACAACTTTTTTGAGTTTAGCACTTTCGGTCTGTAAGTTCTAGACCTTACGAGTTTTGCGAATAGATTCTTTACCTTTTTTTGCAATATTTACTACCTGAGATTTTCCCATAACCTTAGCTCTTTGTTCCATAACCGTCAAAATTTGGATTTTTCTTGCAAAAGGTTTATTTACATTTTTTACTTTTCTTACAGTCGCTCTAGCATCAGCTGGAGTAGCAAATTTTATTTTTACTGTGTCCCTAGGGTTTTCGTCTGTATATAGTCTTCTACCTGAGCCTTTAGGTTTTTTTCCTGTTCCTTTTTTTGGATCCACTTAATACTCCTTTAATTATTCGAGATTGTTTTGCATGGGTCCTAGAAGCTTTTGCTAAACCCTTTGCTACTTTTTTAAGTTTTCTTGCACCCCTAAGTTGTCCTTCAACTTGTTTTGTCATTTGTGATCTTCCTATTGCCATATTAATCTAACCAAGGTTTATATGTAGTCTTACCATCAACTCGCATTGCACGCAACCATTGAGATCTATTGTTATTACGAGAATAACTACAGTGAATCCACCCAGACGAAGGTTCACCATCTTTATAAAACTCTAATATTCCTTGGTCTACTTCTAAATTATCTCTAACCCATCTAGCTAATTCTTTATTATCTACGCCAGGTATTTCAAAATCAGCGGCTGCTGATTCTTCGTGTGCCGTATGTTGACTATTTATCGAACTACCTATGGCAAGACACAGCTGAGCACACCGAAATCCTGAACTAATAATTAACGGTTTATCAAAATGTGATCGTATTGGTTGAAGAACATTTACTGCTAATGCTTTTAAATTTTCTATTTGTTCAGGACTAGGATTATTATTAATTCCTTTTCTTTCGGCTACTTGGCTTTTAGTTAGTTCATCTAAGGTTATGTTAGCTGTTAATTTCATTTTTTTTCCTTAATTGTATAAAACATATCGTCAGTATCATCGGTCACCCAATCTTTATTTTCGACAGACCACTCTGTATTTTGCACTTTGTAGTCAGGCCAAGATCTATCAGTAGTGTAATTGCTAACGCTCCAAAGAATACGATTATTAGGCTGAGCTGCATAATTACCGTTATCAAGAGCCAGTATATGTGCACACTTGTGTTCTTGAGGAATTTCAGAATGTTCAGCATCAATCTCATTAATTTCTGGACTAGCCCAGTCGATAGTAAATTGATATTCTCCATGATAAAATTTTTTATCCTTTCCTAAAAATTTACCACGTTGCCCACTAAGAAAATCAAATTCAGTGCAAGCAGGGTAATAACTAAAACAGTTCCACAATTCCAACTGGTCAACCGACATATCGGGCACTTGACTTCTATGAAATGATTTTTGAAAAAACGCTGAGATAGGCAATCGCCAATAACATGCACCGTTCGGTAACATGCAGTGAAAAAGTAAAGAACGTCCTGTAATACTTGCCATACCAAAGATAACACAGTCAAGACTTTCTTTTTTATATTTTGGATCCAAATCATATAAATACTCCTTTTTAACCTTAGCATACACTGTTGGAATGTTAATGTTAAGATAGGCCATTTTTATATTTTTCTCTCCAATAATTTTTTCGTTCTAATAATCTTATTCTTTTTTCTAGTTTATCAATACCAAATAATTTTTTTAAAAGATATATCATTTTAAATGAAGTTTTTTTATGCTTTTTTCACCCATATAAATCTCTGTTTCTGCTTCACTACGTATGCATTTGTAAGATATGTTTGGATTAAATTCACGTTCTGCAACACGTCGTGCACGTAAACATTCTGCCATTGATTCTTGTATTCTGTGCTCCTTAATCTCTCCATCCCAGAACATCAGCAGGGCCACCACAGTCTCGATCATACTACCTTACCTTTATTTGGTCCTTGTTTAATTTTATATCTACTTGAACCATTTGCATTTATCTGTACTTCTTTTTTTAATTCTTTGACAAACTTCATCTGTTTAGCTTTCTTCTGCATATCGTCAATATATTTAATCACTTGTTTAGTTATTCGATCCGTTCCCATTATATTTGTACTCTCTGTTTGCATCTTTTAATTTTTCAATATCAGACAAAACTTTGTCCATTTGTTTACGTAAAAACTCAATGTTAACTTTATTTAAAGCCATATCTTCTATGTGTTTATTAATACGATCGGTTGACTTATAAAGATCTTCTATCATCATGAATTGCTCAGAATCGGCGGGCAACGAACCTAATTGGCCACGTGGCCATTTGATTCTAAACTCTGTATTTTCTTCTAAATCTTTTTCCATTAGTTGTAGTCTAGTGTCTGCAACATTTAATCTTTCTACAATCTGGAAGTAGCCCATAGTGCCGAGTGCTACGATTATAATCAGAGAAGCAACCGTCTTCATGGGCATTTGAACGGCTGCCTCTTCTGATATATTTAATGGTTTTTTAGAAGCCATATATAAACCAATCCCAAATGGCTTTTATTTTTCTTTTAATTTTTTTTAACATTTCCATCTCCTTCTAGCTTGTCTTAGTCTCGAATTAGGATCTCTCGCTGCTTTTGGAAATTTTTTCATTTGTCCAGCACTTCTAGCACAAAATGATTTACGTCTTTTTGCAGCTTTGGACCCAGGTTTTACTTTTCCTGTTACTGCTGTTCTAAGTTTAGATCCTGGATTATCTCGCCTATACTTAGCAACACCAGCGGCTGTCATTCCCGCACCCTTACTAGTGGCTCGAAAATATTTTTTATTTCGTGGAGGCATAGTATCCCCTCCACGTTTAAGGCCCATAATTTTGAATCGGCCGTTTCTCATTTTACGTAAATGTTATTGTTACGCCACCAGTACCACCAATAGTAGCATGAATACCTTCAACAAATAAAATTCCATTTCCTGGAAGATACATATCTAATCCCTCTTCTCCGAATAAATATGTAGCTATCGTAGTGCCAGAAGCCCCACCACTTTTAAAGATGATCGAACCACTAGCTGAATTTCCTTTAGCTTGTATTGAAGTTAATCTTGCTCTTTTAGTCGTAGGCACCATTTGTGCGGTAGCCGTAGCATGAGCACTCGACTGGTCTGATGAAAAACTTGATCCACCCATAATTTTTTCTCCTTAATTTGGTGCTCCCGAAGGAGCACCGTTTAATTATTAGTTACCAAATGGTGTAACGATTGTTCCGTCACCAATTAATAAACCTTCTACCATATATTTATTTGCTGCCACGGCTGTAAATTTAATTCTTGAACCAATTAAACCACCTTTAGTAGCGTTACCAGCTCCAGCTTCTCCGTTTAAGTTTACAACATCATTAGCTGCTGCAGGCACGAAAGCTTTTTTTGATCCGTCATCAACACCTACCATTACTGAACCAACAAATTTATCTGTTCCGTCAGTTGATATAGTTCCAGTGAACTCATCAATGAAAAGAATTTCAAAAGTTGTTCCAATAGTATTAGCGTTATTTGGATCACTTCCTGGACCAGCCGAGCCACCATCAGCGGTAGCAACGATTG